ACTGAGACGCTATGAGTGAATATGACGCGCTCGTTCGGGAACTAATAAAGCAGAAGCAGCAGGAAGCACCCGCGTGGTATCAGCTGCGTAGCGTGGGCCTCGCCCTGGTTAAGGTCGCAGAGATTATGGCGGGGACAGCGGCCAGAGACCTCGGCACCGGATGCATAGAGGTAGATATACCATGTAAGAAGTGCGGAGAGATTATACATATAAAACGCGGGGTAACCGACCTCGGCTCGTTTACCGCACGCTGTAAGTGTGGTTACGAATGGACGATTCGCTAGCCCTTGACATAAAGAGCATTACATATTATACTGGACATAACTAAACACGGTTGCCAATCAGCGACCATCTTACGGCCTACGGGCGCGGGATGGTCGCTTTTCTCCGAGGGTAAATGACGGATTCCCCGAACACATTTCGCACCCGGATTGCACGTCGATTGGCTGGTAAGTTCTGGCCAGCAGAGACGACCACATCTGTTGTTGGCGTTGCGCCAGAGCACGAAGAACTATATGCGTGGCTTCAGTCCAATGCCAACATGCCGCAAGACAGGACCCATATCTATCGGGATATGGAGCGCATGGACGACACCATGCCAGAGATATCGCGCGCCCTAGACATTCTGGCCGACAATGCAGTTAACGCGCCAGATGGGACAGCCCGTTCTTTTACAATCCGATATGATGAGGGGCCTTTTGTAAGCCAGGCCAAGCAGAAGATTATTCAGAACTGCATTGACCGCACCCAACTCCCCGCCAAGATTTATCCTCTGATGCGTGACGCGCTAAAGTATGGGGACCTGTTTGTACAAAACATTATAGACGACGACTATCATGTCAGTCGCCTCATGTATATGAACCCCTACTCTATGAGGAGAAACGAAGACGAGCACGGCCTCCTGATGACGGGCAAAGAGCAGGGGAAGTGGGCGTTCGAGCAGTACGAGCCGGGCACCAACAGATTTATTGCTGGCTTCTACCCGTATCAGATGTTTCATGTTCGTTGGGGCCGCTCTGGCATGAGCCGATATGGCCGCCCTGCGCTTGCGGCCGCCAGATATCCTTTTAACAAACTGCAGGCCATGGAAGAGGCGCTGGTAGTTAACTGGCTAACAAGGGCCTTTGCCCGACTGGCGTTCATTGTAGATACTACAGGCATGTCCAAGCCAGAAGCAGCCCAGGCCGTTCGTGCAATGAAGGAGGCCATTACCAGAAGGTCCGTCTCTTCTATGTCAGAGGGCGCGCACCGCCTTACAACAGTACAAGACCTGTTTATTGGCAACGGTTATTCTAACGTAGGTGGCAAGTACGAGCCGAGCATGAATGATGTGAAGGTCTTGGACACATCAAACACCGGCTTCTGGAACATTACGGCGGTAGAGTACTGGCGAACGAAACTGGTAACCGCTACGGGGGTCCCGAAGGCGCACCTTGGTATCGAACAGGATATCAATGCCAAGGCTACGCTCCAGTGGCAAGACGAGCGGTTTGCCAGGACCATTCGCAGAGTGCAGATGATGGCCTCTGAGTACATTCATGCCGTGATTGACCTTGAGCTGATTCTGCAAGGCATCAACCCTGTAAGTTATGTAGTCGAATGGCCCTCTCCGTCGATGCACGACGACCTAGAGCAGGCGCAAGTGTACGAACAGCTGGGGGCCGCAGCGACATCTCTACTTAAAAACCAAATCATGACGCCAGACCAAGTGCGAGAAAGGCTATTTAGGATGACGCCTGCACAGCGGGATATTGCAAACAAATATTATGCTGCTAATCCCATTGCGGGAGGCGCAGATGTTGTCGGACGAGCTTCTTAACACATTAGCGACCGAAGTACCATCGCTTGCCTTATTTGCTGTTGCACTCATCATCGTCGTTCGGGCGTTTCTTGCGCACATTAAAGAGTTGACTGACTCTTCTCAGGCATTCCTTAAAAGCCAACGAGAGGCTTACGACATGGCGGCCAAAGAGCTGGCGAATGCCAGCGCCCAGGCGGTGCGAGACTTGTCTGCAGCGCAGAATCAGGCGCTAACGCGCCTATCAGACACAATGTGCGCTCAGGTGGCCAAGGTCACCGAGGGCTTGAACGACTTGACGGTTCTTAGCGTAAGCCACGATGCTTTTGTGAGGGCCTCGTTTAAAGAGCGCTTCGGATTGGCCGCCAATGAACGCGCACAGCGCGCAGCCGACGCGGCGGAAGTAGCCGCAGTAAGGAAATAATATGGACGATCTTCTTCTAGAAGCACTGATTGGACCGGACAGCATTACCGAGGCAGATGGGGCCTTTCGCTTTGAGGGGGCAGCCGTCTTTGAAAACGCGCTTTCCGGTAATGGCAGATTCTATCCCGCATCATTCATTGATGAGTCTATCAAGCGCACCCTTGACTGGCAAAGCAAAGGGCACGTAACTACCATTCACTCGTCTCATGCCTCTGCGTTCGAAGGAAGACTGCCGGTGGGCAAGGCCACTGTGCTTGAGCACACAGATGGCGCGCTGCGGTTCAAGGGGCAAATCAGCAAGACCACCGAGGGCGCTGATATAGTCCGCCTCGTCAAGGATAACGTCATCTCATTGGTCTCGATTCGCAGCTCACAGTTTGACTATACTACAGAGAAGATGGAGACACCGGAAGGAAAAGAGCCTGTCGATGTAATGCACTGGGCAGTTATCGAAGGCATTGACTTTTGTGAACGTCCCGGCATCACGGGTGCCGGGATTACTAGAATATTGGAATCAGCCCCAACGTGGGCACAGAAGGAGAACGACATGGAGTGGAGCGAAATCACGCTCGAAAGCCTGCGTGAGAATCGTGGCGACCTCCTGGAAGGATACCTCACGGAACACCTTGGGGCATTCCTGTCAGAGCGCGACGGTCTCAAAGAGGCCCTGGCTGCGAAAGACACAGAGCTGGCAGAACACGCCGCAAAGATTGCAGAGATGGACAGGACGGAAGAAATCAACTCGCTTAATGAGAAGATTTCCGCTCTGACCGCCGCGCAAGAGGCTGCGGAATGGCTGGTCAAAAGGTTTGAGAGTGTAGCGCCCCAGTGGTTGGCCGAAGTGGTTGAGGCGTTGGCCGAGTGCGACCCCACCGAACTCGAAACCAGGGCCGTAGAACTACGAGAAGAGGCCATTGCTCGCTACACGACCTCAGTAGAACCCCAGGGGAAGGGACTCGTTAGCGAGTCTGACCCGAACATCCCCATTGGCGACGGCCTTGTTAGCGAAGAAGTTTTCAGGAATACACGTTAGGAGACAATCATGGCAAAAATGGAAAGCGCCGTAGGGCCTGAGGTCCTGCGCGAAGCTCTTGAGCAGTTTCACGACACTAATGCCTCCCTTGGGGCGGCCAGTTTGCGCGAGGCCGACAGGGCACGTTTGGCTTCGCTTATCGTAAAGTGGTCGCCATATCTGGGCGAAGCGGTGAAGGTTGGAGACCGTGTTTACAATATGCACAAGATTCCAACCCGGCTGTGGCCAATGATGGCGCAGATGCTAGAGAATCAGGTCATCGCCAACCCGCCGCCGAAGAATATGTTTGAGGCAACAACCAAGTCGGTGTTGTCTCTGCCCTCTGAGTTTACGCTTCCTATCATCAGGGAGGTTTTCCCCTCTCTGATTATGAACAATATCTGCTCCATTCAGCCTATGCCTGCTCAGTCTGGCGGCGTGATGAACGTCTACTGGCTTAAGACATATCGCGAGAGCGATTCGCCGGAAGTCCAAATGACAACCGCCGACTCTGCCTATGCCTACAGGGCCGAGGCTGAGGTTCCCAAGAAGACGCGCATGAAGATTAGCAGCACGTCCATTACGGCAACGAAGGATATCCTGAACTGCGAATGGACGACCGAAGCAGAAGAGGACCTCCGTGGTACTCTTGGACTGGACATCGGGTCTGAAATGCTGACCGCTAATGCGCAGGAAATCCTTAGGGAAATCGAACAGCGAGTGCTCCAGGATATTGAGAACGGCGCTGGCGCAGGGAACGTAGACTGGCACTACACTCTCGGGTCTGGTTATCTGGCGAAGGAATGGTATGAAACCCTGTTCCATGCCGTTATCGACGCGGAAGCCCTGATTCGTACTAACCGCAAGCGCGGCGCGAACTATATCATCGCTGGGTCTACAGCAGTAACGTACTTTATGAAGGCCAACTCCTTTGTAATGACGGATGCTATTGGCCCGACGATTGAGGGGCCTCTTCCTTCTGGTGTTAAGTTCGAGGGCCGGGTGAATAACAGATGGGACTTGTACTCGTCTGACTATATCACCGCCACCAAAGCCATCGTTTCTTACTATCCCGAAGGAATGCTTCATGCCGGGTACATCTGGTCGCCGTAT